GATGGGATTGGTAACCGCGTATGGCATATCTAAGACTGGCGCTAAAGCCCGGTATTGACAAGCAGAACACCGAATACGGCGCTGAAGGCGGTTGGACGGATGGTGATAACATCCGTTTTCGTTATGGGCTACCTGAAAAAATAGGCGGTTGGACCTACTTTAATAGCACCGCTGATTACTTAGTCGGGTTTGCAAGCGACACCTTTTCTTGGAACAACCTTGCCGGCACTCCTTATCTTGTCACAGGCACCCACAGAAAGGTTTACGTTAGCTTAGGGGGCGCTTGGCATGACATTACCCCCCTGAGTAACACCACTTCTGCCGGCGATGTCACCTTTTCAGCCTCCTCAGGCTCCGCGATTATTACTGTCACTGATACAGCCCACGAAGCTATCCAAGGTGACTTTGTTACCTTTAGCGGCGCAGTGAGTCTTGGTGGCCAAATCACCGCCGAAATTCTCAATTCAGAGTGGGAAATCACTGAGGTAGTGAACTCTAGCACTTACACTATTACTGCACCGGTCAATGCAGACGGCTCAGACAGTGGTAATGGGGGTGCCTCCGTGATAGGCGCTTATCAAATCAATGTCGGTTCTGATGTCAGTTATTTTGACTTTGGTTTTGGTACAGGTACTTGGGGCGCAGGGACTTGGGGCACTGCACGGACAGAGAGCCAAGTTGAGACATTAACCTCTAGGTCTTGGAAATTTGACAACTTTGGCCAAGTTTTGCTTATGCAGCTTGTCGATGGACGACTTTATCAATGGAATCCAGATAGCGGAGTAGACCAACGCGCTACGTTAGTTTCAGGGGCTCCAACAGCTAATAGCTACATGCTTGTTTCTAGCCCAGACAGGCATCTTATCTGCTTTGGCACCGAAACTACCATAGGGGACCCTGACACTCAGGACCCCTTATTTGTTCGATTCTCTAACCAAGAAGACATCAACACCTTTGTCGAGTCAGCCACTAACACCGCAGGCGGCCAACGCCTTTCTGACGGTAACAGGATTCAGACAGCGGTTCGATCTCGTGGCCAGATACTGGTTTTAACGGACACTTCCTTGCATGGTATGCAATACATAGGTCCTCCCTATACCTTCGGATTTCAACAACTTGGCACTAACTGTGGGGCATTAGGACCGCATTCTGCGATTGAGGTAAACGGCTTGGCCTTCTGGATGGGCCACGAGGCATTCTACGTCTTTGACGGTACTGTGAAGAAACTGCCCTGCACTCTTCAGGATTACGTCTTTGACGACATCAATCTGGTACAGGAAGATAAGGTCTTTGCTGCACTTAACTCCGACTTCAACGAGGTGACGTGGTTCTACTGCAGCTATACCTCTGACTATATTGACCGCTGCGTGACATTTAACTACGTTGAAAACGTCTGGTCAGAGGGGTCACTAGCTCGCACGTCTTGGCAGGATGTAAGTTCTTTCGAGAACCCCGTTGGTACACAATATCTGCCTGAAAGCACGCAGAACACTATAAGCACTATTTACGGACTGACCGCAGGCCGGACTTTGGTATACAACCATGAAGATGGGGTCAATCAAGCAGACGGCAGCGCCATCACGGCCTTTATTGACTCAGGCTACTTTGACATCGGAGACGGGGACAACATGCTCCTGATGAGTAGGTTCATCCCTGACTTTAAAGACCAACAGGGCAACCTCACGGTTAACCTTTTCCTGCGCCCGTATCCGCAGGCCACGGCAAGCCCGAGCTCGTTGGACCCTTACGTTATTACGCCTACCACAGAAAAAGTGGATACAAGGGCTCGTGGTCGCCAGATCGCGCTGAAGATTACAAGCGACGAAGTGGATACCAACTGGCGCTACGGCACGATGCGCGTTGACATCAAGCCGGATGGTCTGCGATGAGCAAGATTCAGAACGTCCGACTACCGGATACCGCGGCGGGTCAGTATAGCCCCGAGCAGTTTAATCAACTTATCCGGTCGTTAGAGCAGATTGTTTTACAACTCAACTCGAGCTACACGGCTATCCCTGATCAAAACGTCGCTGCCTCGATGTTGTGGATGAAGGGAAACGCGCCGGGCGTTCGTGGTTTTCAGCTAGACTATGGGGTTCAGTTGCCTCATGCCATGGTGATGAACCAGAGTGACCTTACCAGTTTAGGCACAACGCTAGAGAATATAATCACCTACGATACACCTATCTTTGAGCGAGGCATTCGAGTTGAGTCGCATGAAGCGGAGTTTACTGCTGAGATAGACGATGGGGCAGGCTCAGCGGGAACCGTAATGGACGTAACTGCGGTAGCCTCAGGCACATTGCTTTCTGGCATGACGCTTACAGGCACGGGGGTCACGGCGGGTACCCGCATTGTCTCCCAAACCAGTGGCACGACAGGTGGCGTAGGGCTCTATGTTGTGGATACGTCGCAGCTTACAGCAAGCACCACGGTCAACGGATCACGGGCCTCTAAGCTCGTTTTCGACCACACCGGCCAATATTTTGTGACGTTGCGTTGTCAGGGAGTTAATGAGGATAATACTGTCCACGAAATGGAACTCTGGGCTAAGGACAGTGGCGTAAACTATCCATTTAGTAACACTCGTTATGATGTCCCAGTACGTAAAAACGCCACTACATGGGGTCACGTTGTGGCGGATATATCTGGTATCTTTACGGTGACAGACCCCGCCAATAGCTACCTTGAGATGGCATGGTGGTCCGATAGTTTACTGGTTTATCTGGAATCGGCAGCGGCCAACACTAGCCCAACAAGACCGGCAATCGCTTCGGTGATATTGACTGTTTCGATGCTTTCTGCGGAGACGCCCTGATGGCTGTAAAATATTTTAGAGAGCACGTAACTCCAAGTGCTGCAACAGAGACAACGATTTACACGGTTCCTGCGGCGAATACCGCGGTAATTTCGTCTTTGCGTATCACTAATACGGGTTCTTCTACATCCACCATCAATTTGGCTATCTACCCTGACGGTGGGGCTACCCCCTATAAAATACTTGAAGACACTGTTCTAGCCATTGACAGCACAATGGACGCCTTCAATGGGGTGTCTTGTGTGATGGAAGAATCAGACATAATGAAAGTGACGAGTAGTTTAGCGGATGTTGATTTTTATTTATCGTATATGGAAGTAGACAGAAACTAACAATTTGTTGATAATTGACGTAATTCCGCGTTTTCCCGACGCGCGACCCTGTGTGGTCCCCTACAATCTAAGGACGAAAACATGGCAGAAGCGATGTCGGGAGGAATAGCGGGACTCCCAATGCAACAACCCGCCGAAATGCGACCTGAGGACCTTGCTGCTTTTGAGCAAATGAGGCAGGACATTTCCCCTTCAGAATTTAACGAAACGGTATTGAGCTCCGCGGCTGAAGCGGACCCTATGGCCGTTGCGGAATTTAAGGCTGAGCTGCGCGACCTGCAGCTCCCTCGTGAGGTTTTAGACGTCCTCAATACGATGGTAGATGAAATTCTAGCCTCCCCTGATAAGTACCAAGAACTTCGCATGAAGTACATGTCTCAGGATATTCCTGAGGACCTGCTTCCGCCCCAGTTTGATCCAGAGTTTTTCTCAGCGCTTAATCTTGCCGTTGACGAGATCATGGCAACTTCAGGTCCAGACATGGCCATGGGCCTACAGAATTTTGCTGAAGGTGGTCTTGCGACCCTTCGCCCCATTACTGAAGCTATCCGACAGCAGGGCCGCTACGGCGACACCATGCTTGCCCACATCTCCCCACGCGAGGCGATGGTCCTGAAAGAAATGGGCGGCAGCGGAACAATCAACCCTTATACTGGCTTGCCTGAGTTCTTCCTGAAGAAGCTCTTCAAAGGTGTAGGCAAGGCACTAAAGAAAGTTGGTAAGGCCGTTAAAAAGTTTGCTAGCAGCAAGATCGGCCGTATTGTTACTACTTTAGCGCTTGCCTTTGTCCTCGGACCGGCTGCCGCTACCGCGTTGGGCGTGAGCTCAACAGTCGGCGTAGCAGCAGTCTCTGGTTTCGTCGGCAGCGCAGGCTCTACCCTGATAGGCGGTGGTAACCTTAAAGACGCATTGAAAGCAGGCGCTATCGGCGGTTTGACTGCCGGTGCCGGAGCAGGCGTATTTGGTGGCGCAGGAGCCTTTGAAGCAGGAAGCTACACTGGTCCTACTACAGTAGGTGGACAGCTAACTCGAGCTAAAGAAGCAGTATTCGGCGCCCCTGATCAGGCACTGCCTGATCTTGGTACAGCGGCCACGGAAACCGCAGCAGAGACCACGGCCCAAGCTTTCCCTGCCCCAGATGCAGGTGCTCCAATTACTCGAGCACCAATTTCTCAAGCCACGGGTATTGAAACAGTAATGCCGGGCGATCCCTTTGCGGCAACCCAAGCAGGCGTGCCATCTCCTGTCGCAGCCGCTCCTGCGGATGGATTTAGGTTCTACGAGGCAGGTCGAGGTGCAACTGGCGCGCCTATTGTCGAATCAGTGGGTGTTCCGGGTCCTGCAGCAGCGCAGTTAGGTACTCAAGGAGTAACCGGAGAAGGCTCTCGAAGTCTTGTTCAGCGCGGACTCGACAGGATTCTTCCCGGCCGTATTCAAACTGCTGCAGAAGAAAGCGCATTCCAAACGGTTGCTGATCAATTTGGAACTACTGCGGATGTAATAAGAAATCAAATAGTAAACAATACAGCAAGTGACGCTGTAACCGCCGCTTATACTAAGGCAGCTACCCCAAGCCTACTTGCTAAGTTCGGGCCTGCCGCAGCTACGGGACTCGGTATTATGAGCCTGACTGGTGGATTCAAACCAGAAGAGCCGCAAGTACCGCCGGGCTTTGAAGACATGGCAATGGGTATCTCGCCGGGCCAACAACTGCTCGAGCAGCGCCCAGACCTTTACGGCCTGCGCTTTGGTGGCGTTAACACCGTCTCCACCACGTCGCCTTTTCAATACTATCGGCCTCAGCCAGTAATGGGTGCGGCTAAAGGTGGTGAGGCGGACCGCTCTAAATTCCCACGTAAAAACGGTCACATAAGTGGGCCGGGAACTGGCACGTCAGACGACATCCCCGCGATGCTCAGTGACGGCGAGTTTGTATTCACTGCTAAGGCAGTGCGTAACATGGGCGACGGATCACGGCGCAAAGGCGCGAAGCGTATGTATGCGCTAATGAAGAAACTGGAGGGCCGTGCATAATGGCTGACGTAACTTATACTGGTCAAATAGTCCGAGAAGCCCCTGAGGTCGAAGCGTATAAGCTCGGTCTTTTACAGGAGGCGCAGAGGCTGTATCAAGAGCCCATGTCCCTTCCTGCCGTAGAGGCTGCGGGGCTTTCTGGAACAGAGCTGCAAGCGATTGATTTTGCCAAGCAGGGCGTGGGTGCCTTTGAGCCTTATATACAGGCCGGAGCTCAGGGCATTACGCAAGGCATGGACCTTACTCAGCGTGGAGCGTTAGCCGCCGGTGCGATTGAGACCGCTCCTCAATATCAAGCAGCACAAGATATGCTTGGCCGAGCAGTTCCCGTTATAGGCCAAGGCATCGGCGGTATTTTAGGATCAGCTCAGGCGTATGATCCTCGTTCAGCTCAGGCCTATATGAATCCTTATCAAGAAGCCGTGACACAGCAGACGCTTGGTGAAATGCGTCGTCAAGCGGACATTGCTCGTCAGGGTCAGGCAGCTCAAGCGGTTGGAGCAGGTGCTTTTGGTAGCACCCGCGAAGGTGTTCAACGTGCTGAATTCGAACGTGGCGTTCAAGACCTGATGCAACAACGCATTATGCAAGACTATGCTCAGAACTATCTGCAGGCTCAACAGGCTGCTCAAACAGGTTTTGAATCTCAGCAGCAGCGACAGCTAGCCGGTGGCCAAGCCCTTGGACAAGCAGGCATGCAGTTCGCCAACCTAGGTCAGGGCATTGGTGGGCTCACTGCTCAGCAAGCAGGCGTAGACATCTCTAAGGCACAGGCTCTTGGTGGTCTCGGTGGTCAAATGGGTGCCCTTGGCACGCAGTATGGTGCTCTTGGTCAGGCGACTCAGCAGCTTGGCGCTGCAGACGTTGGGCTACTTGCCGGCCTCGGCGGACTCGAGCGTCAGTCAGAGCAGCAGCAGATCGATGCGATTCGTGCTACTCAGCTACAGCAGTCTATGGCACCGTATCAGCAGCTTGGCTTTGTTTCAGACATCTACCGCGGTGCGCCTACCACGCAGATGTCACTCACATCGCAAACCGCTCCTAGCGCTAGCCCACTACAATCAGCCATAGGTCTTGGTATAGCCGGCCTATCTACCGCAGCAGGCGCTCAAAGAGCCGGATTATTTTAGGGGACACAGGAATGGCTAAAGAAAAGATTCAAATGGTAGATGACGACGAAGTTGAAAACGTCGGCATCATGGCCGGATTTATGGACGACTTCGAAGATGTCCTCGAAGAGATGATGGGCGAAGAAGCCGAAATGGAAGAAGGCGACGACGCTGACATGGCCAACATGATGAATCGCCGTCCTGATTCTCCTGAAATTCTGATGAACAATCTGCGTGGCGACATACGTTCGCTTGATGCGCGCAGGGAAGAGCTTGCTGATTTAGTAGGGTACAACGCGGCTTCCGAAACGCCTGAGGGCGTTCTAGCATTACTACAGCCCGTGCTCGCTCAACAGCAAGCGGCGGCTGCGATGCCCCCAATGATGCCTCCAGTTGCACCACCCGGCGCCTCCCCCGTCGGTTCTTCTATGCCCCCTGCAGATGCGGGGGGCATAGCTTCTTTGCCCATGGACCAAGGACCAATGAGTCCTCCTATAGCCATGGCCGAAGGAGGTTACGTTCAATCTTTTCAAGAAGGTAGCGGTGAGGCGGGCGTTACCCCTGCAGATGATGCGTTTGCTGCATACCCGCCAGAAATCGTAGAAGCGGCAAAGGCTCGTGTGCTTGCAATGATGAGTCAACAGCCCGCAGCCCTTCCTGACGTAACTACCAGAACAGAAGAGCTTTACCCAGAGTACGAGCGTTTGCTTGGCGCCGGCGGTAAAGAGGCTGCTCAGGCTCAGATGCTGTTTGACATTGGGCAGGCTGCGCTTGGCTTTGCCGGTAACGTAGGCCCTGACGGACGTCCTCTCCGTGGCTCCGCTGCCGCCAGATTGGCCGGCGCGGTACGTGAGTTGCCGGGCAAGATCGGAGCAACCGCAGCAGGCATGTCAAAAGAGGCACGTGCCCTTAAGCTTGCTGCAATGCAGCGGGCTGAGCAAGAACGCGCCGCGGTCCAAGCAGCGAATACGAAGCTCTCTCAGCAACAGGCCGACCTTTATAAGGAAATCGCTAAGCAGAAGACCTCTCGTCTGCTGACTCCCGAAGAGATTTCGTCAAGAGGCCTTGACGCCGGACTACCTTGGCAGATGGATCAGACAGGTAAGATAAGCATCGCCGGCGGCCGTCCTCCTGCACCGTTAGTCGATATGGGCGAAAACACACTCGAGAAAGTCGGCGTTACCGCGCTAGCGGAAGGCCTGACTAATCAGTATAACGCTGCTTTGGATGCGACAAGTAACATCCGTAAGATCGACGAGACGATTAACCTGCTTCAGGAAGGCAATGTGGATACTGGATTTGGTGCGGAGTTCCGCCAGAACATCCGTAAGGTCCAAAGCCTGTTTGCGGACGATCCTTCACAGATCGACAAGCTATCCGACACCGAGCTACTTAACTCGGCTCTCGGTAAAGAAGTCTTCGGAGCAATTACCGCGTTGGGCGTAGGTGCTCGAGGCTTGGATACTCCTGCAGAACGAGAGTTCCTCCGTGAGGTGGTTGCAGGTAGAATCACTCTGACTAAAGACACGTTGCTAGAAATGGCACGTATTAGACGCAGAGCAGAAGAGAACAACATCATGCGTTGGAACGAGACGCTAGCATCTGGACGAGCTGATCCTCTGATTCAGGTCTCCCGCGGCATGCTACCCGATACGCCGCTTCCCCTTCCCGCTGATCCAATAACAGGGAAAAGAGAAAGCTCAACTGATATTAGCTCTCGAGTCAATGCGCTGTTAGGTAGGGACAAATAAGACATGGCAGAAGAAAACAACACAGGTTCTTCAACACCAAAGCCCGTTACCTCTAACGACATTGGGCAATGGCTACTTGATAATGCTGAGCAAAAAGGCAGTGACGACTTCAACCTGATGGTTTCGGAGTACGACCGCCTTGTGGCCGCGGAACAGGTAGCACAGGCTCCCGCCCCATTGCCCACTGCACCTGAAACTGAGGAAATGGGTTTCTTCGAGGGTATTGGCGAGGCCTTTACTGGCGAACGACGGGCCACGGACCTGAGTCGCACGCTGCCTTCTTATAATCGGATGCCTGAGTTAGGTAAAATCTCTCTGCCTGTATTTAAGACTGCCATGGGCACGATGATGGGCAGCCCTGAAGAAATGGCGCAGATCATCAAGACTCAATTTCCTGAGGTCCGCGTTCGGTTTGACGAAAAAGGCAATCCTATTCTCAAGTCAGGCATTGATGACCAAGAGTATGTGATTGCGCCGGGCATGGAACTATCCGACATTCCCCGCGGCGCAGCCTCTGCAGCTATCTTTGCAGGAACTAGAGGACGAGGCCTTGCAGGGACCATGGCCCAAGGAGCAATCACTCAAGGCCTGTACGAAGCCGGCCAGAAAAGCGTTGGTGGCGAGTTTGGCGTGCTTGAAACAGCGACTGCAGGCTTAATCCCTGCCGCCTTTTATACTTTAGGCTCGTCTTATAGAGCATTAAAGCCTTACTTCCAAAGTGCTTTCCCACGTTTGTTTGAAACGGCGAAGACTCCTGCGTCTAAGATTGTTAATCCTAACCTGACCGGTGAAGAGACTGCCGAGCTTGCTCGTAAAGCGGCAGAGGGAAACACTTCGGCAATGCGCTTGTTGGCAGAGGATGCCGCACCTGACGCACAGACTATTGCCGCAGCGGAACGTCTTGGTATTGCAGAAAACCTGCAGCCCGACCACGTTACCACTAGCCAAACCTTCCGTGAGCTTGCTCAACTGGCCAAGTCACAGACGGGCTCCGCTACCCGTGCGGCAGAGATAGAAGGATTACAGAAAGTAGGCGAGCGAGCATTCCAATTAGTTGATGACCTCGGCGGCACTGCAGACTTGAGCACTCTTAACGCGACGTTACGAAATAGAATGACCGGACTTCGTGATGAGCTTAAGGTAAAAGCAGATCAGGCTTGGACAGCTTTACGAACTATAGTTAAGCCTTCAACTCCAACTAACGCCAACAACGTGCTTTCTTTTATAGATAACAGGGCGGTTAATGAACTAGGTGATGCTGCAGAGCTCTCTGGCTTAGAGAAAAAAATTGTAGAAGCTTTACGTCCTAAGGAAGATGGTACGTTACCGTTTTACGGTTTGGTAGATACATACCGACGTAAAGTTGGGGACGGACTAAAGGGAATAGGAGAATACGCAAACGAAAACACTGGTCTTTTGAAGCAGTTATACAAGGCACTTTCTGCTGACGTTAAAGAAATGGCTGAAACAATAGGCCCAGAAGGGCTTGCTGCTTATAATTTGGCTCGTAGGACTTCTCAACTACAAATATCTCTCCAAGACGACATAGTTTCTTTATTTGGTAGAAACATCGACCGTGCAATGGTAGACAGCCTTGGGTCCGCAATGAAAGCGCTGACCAAAGGCGACGCAGATACGCTTGTACGATTGATTAATACCATCCCTAAAGACATGCGAAGCGAAGTGGTCGTCTCAGGCCTGACTTCGGCGTTCGGTAAAGCCACGCAGAACGGTCAGCTCAACTTCAACACGTACATGAAGTGGTATGACGGCCTATTACGCAATCGCACTGCTTACAGGACACTGATGTCAAACCTCCCGCAAGGCGCGCAAAAGCAGCTTTCTGACCTGTACCGTGTATCACGTGGCGTCACTATGGCTACTCGAGAGTACGTCCGCACAGGTAAGGCCCTACAGGACGGAATGCGCGATGCGGATACCGCGTTGCAACGTCTGTATGGTGTAGCCAAGCGGGCCGCGGTAGGTGTTCCTATCGAGGCAGCGGCTAGCATGATGGGATTCCCCGGAATGGGCGTCGCCTCTGGCCTTACTTCGGCGCTAATGGCCCGAGGAACAAAGCCTGCAGCAATCAAGGCCGTCGACGATATGCTCATCTCGCCCCAGTTCAGGCAGATGGTCACTGAAGCAGGGACAGCAAACGAAGTCACTGCAGCACGCGAGTTGGCGCAGTCCGCTCCGTTCCGTCGCTTTGCCTCAGCAATTAAGTTACCTCTAACCG